TGATCAGTAAAGGCAAAAGCAAAGATAGTGATCAGTTATCAGTGGCCAGTGGCCAGTAAAGGCAAAAAGCAAAAAACTGATTACTGTTTACTGATTACTGATTACTAATTACTGATTACTGCTTACTGATTACTGATTACTCTCCTTTTACGATACCGGGACCGCGTTGCGGCCGACGTTCCTGATGGCCGCAGCCAGGGCGCTGGGGTTGGCCAGGAGGACTCTTCTCACGTCGGCGCCGTCCAGGGCGTTGATATTGATATTCACCGGGGCGCCCCCGCCCGGGGCGCCGGCGCCTCCGGACGGGGCGCCGCTGCGGAAGTTGTCCGCCAGGTCCGAGGGCAGCACCACCTCTTTTTTATGCACAAAGGCCAGGGCGTCGGCGGGCACGTCCCATCCGCCCTGGGCGCTGGCTATGGTGCCAAAGGCCAGAACCTCGGCCACCGCCGCCGCCCCGACCCCGGGAGCTGCCTCAACATTGGCCGGAAAAGGGAGCGCCGCAAACACTGAGGCTACCGCCGCCGCCCCTGCCTCAGCGGCGGAGGCTGAAACCGTTGCCATGACATCCGCTTTCTGCGCCATCTGCCCGTAGATGAGCATCTGCAGCTGGTTGGCGATCCAGGTGGTGAGCATCTTCTCGATGGCGCCCACGAAGGCGGTGAGGATGGCGGTGGTGAACTGCTGCATGGCCTTCTGCATGGTGAGGGTGCCCTGGATGAAGCCGTTGACCATGCCGCTGATGGCGGAATCGATGGGGGCGATGGCGCTCTTGATGTCCTGCAGCTGCTTCTGGGCCGCCTGCTCGTTGGCCTTCTGCACCTCCAGGAGCTTCTTCTCCTTGAATTCGGCCTCCTGCTGCTCCAGCTTCTGCAGCTCCTGGTAATAGCCGGTCCAGACGGCCTTAGACTGGGCGATGTGCTGCTGCTCCAGGGCCAGGGACTGCTGGGTGAGGGCCTTCTCCTGCTCCAGGGCGGCGGAGGTGCTGATCTGCCCCATGCTCTCCTTGAACTTCACCTCCTCCTGGGCCGCGGCGATGCGCATCTGCCCCAGCTTCAGCTCATTGTCCAGGCGGGACTGCGCCAGCTGCCGCTGGTGCTTGTCGTATTCCTCGTCGAACTGGGCCTGCTTGTTGAGGACGGCCCGGTACTCGGAGCTCTGGGCGCCGTAGGTGGTCTTGACGAAGGAGACCTCCTGGGCCATCAGGGCCTTCTTGGCGTCCCAGTTGCTCTTCTCCGAGGTCATCTGCCGGTCGAGGGCGGTGATCTGCTCCTTGGCGGCGTCCTGGGCCAGGGCCTTATCGGCGTTGTAGATCTCCCGGCTGACCGCCATATAGTCCTTGGATCCCGCGGCGCACAGGGCCAGCTTCGACTCCCAGAACTCCTTCTCCGCCTCCTTGGAGAAATCGAGGTACTGGTTTTCGGCGGTCTTGATCTGCTCCAGCTCGTCCTTCCACTGCTGCAGGAGCCCGGCGGGGCCCTCCCCCCCGGCGCCCTTCTTGCTCTTATCAAAGGGCGTGTAGGAAGCGCCCTCGGCGCCCCCGCCGCCCGCGCCGCCCGCGGCTGCCTGGGGATAGGTGAGTTGCCGGTCCTTTCCCGCCCCATAGCCGCCGAGGGCCCCGATGCCGCCTTCGGCGCTGCCCTGGGCCGTCATCATGGCCTTGAACTGCTCCGTCACCCAGATGACCGCCTGCCCCAGTTTCAACAGGATGGGGATGGCCAATTCCCCGACCTTATATTTCAAGGCGTCGAATTCGAGGCCGACGTCGTGCATGCCCGCCTTGAAGCTCCGGGCCTTGTTCACGGAGACGTCGTCCAGCGCCAGCCCCAGCTTGGCCAGGTGCTCGGCGCTGGCCTCCACGTCCTGCTGGTTCACCAGGAGCAGGCTGTTGATGTCCTGCACCCGGGCGCCGAAGGCCGCCAGGGCCGCCTGGTTGCGCTGGTGGCCCACCTCGTATTTCCCCAGGGCCCCGGTGACCTTGAAATAGATGTCTTCCAGGCCGGCGTTGAGGTCGATGTTGACCCCCACCTGCTTGCCCATGTCCACCACGGCGGCGCCGTTGGTCTTGAGGTTGCGCTCCAGCATGCGCAGCGCCTGGGAGACGGTCTCGCTGCTGACGCCCATGCGCTCGTAGGCGTTGTTCAGGGCGGCGGCGGCCTGGACGCTGATGCCCATCTGGTTGGCGAGCTTCTTGGACTCCAGGTTCATGTCGACGTACTGGTCCACCGCGCCCTTTAAAAAAGCGCCGGCGCCCACCGCGGCGGCCAGCCCCACGAAGGCGGCCTTCAATTCGGAAACGCCGCTGAGGACCTGGGAGAAGTTGTTGGAGGAGGAGTCGCCGAGCTGGTCCAGGCCGTCCTTCATCTGGCCGGTGGCGTCGCTCACCGCGGACTTGGCGTCGTCCATGCCGGATTTGAGCTGATCGGCCTGGGCGCTTATGAGCACTTTGATTTCGTCGTCGCTCATGTTAACCCCCGTGGCCAGTGAGCAGTGAGCAGTAAGCAGTGAGCCGTAAAGGGAAAAACTAATTACTGATTACTGATTACTGATTACTGGCCACTGATTACTGATTACTGATTACTGATTACTGGCCACTGATTACTGATAACTGTTTACTTCACTTGTCCCCCGACGCTGCGGAAATCGGCGACCAGCTCGTCGAGGGTGCCGTATTGGCCACCGCGCGGAGGTTCCGGGCGGCGAGACGCCGCCCCTACAACCGCGTCGGCAGGGGCCTTATAGCCCAGGTAGGCGGCCACCAGGTCCCCCACCGGGGGGTGCAATCTCCAGTAGCGCTCCAGCTCGTAGAGGCGGGGAAGCGTCAGCCGCTCGCCGATGTACTCCCAGGTCCAGCCGGTGAGGCTGGCGACCCGGGCACGGATGAGGCCCCAGTCGGGACGCTCCCCGCCAACTGTTCCCCCGGGGGCTTACTCACCAGGCCCGAGACATCCAAGATGCGGTCCAGGACCGGCTTGAAGTTGATCAGATCCAGGGCCTCCTTGACCTCGGCCAGCGTGAGATCCGGATAATTACGGGAAAGCGCCGTGTGGAGTATCTCAGCGCCCTCAAGCAGGCGCTGCAGGGGGTTAACCGGCTCCCCCTTCCCCCATGCCTCGATCATCGGCCAGTATTTCTCCAGGGCCGCCAGGTTCAGGGGCGGCAGGATATAATCCCGGCCGCCCAGGCGCAGGGGCACGCCTTCCAGGTTTTGATCAGCCATTAAGATCTCCAAATTGCCAGTTATCAGTAATCAGTAACCAGTGATCAGTTTTTGTCTTTGCTGCTTACTGATTACTGTTTACTGATTACTGTTTACTGGCTAATACGGCAGCGAGATGAGGCCGATGTTTTCGGCGGCATCCACGGCGGCCATAAAGTCGAACTCCGGGATGGTGATGTCCCCCACCTTGGTGCTGAAGGCCAGCTTGTTGCTCATGCAGTTGTTGAGGATCATCACCGCGCCGTTGACCCCGGTGATATTGTTCAGCACGCACATGAAGCTGGGCGCCAGGCCCGCCAGCTGGTTGACGATGGTGAGCGTCTGTCCTACCAGGGAGGAGGTGTAGAGATAATCGATCAGGATGTTCGTCTTTTTATCCGCCGCCGCGAAGGTATAGACGCCGGTGGCCTCGACCATGCTGTAAGCCCCCGCGGCCTCGTCGCCGACGGCCACCCGGGTGAAGGGGACGCCGGTGGCGGCGTAGACCACGCCGAGGTCCTGCTTAAAGGCGGTGTGGTTGGTCACGGTGACCGTGTAGGGGCCCGGCGTGTCAGCGATGAGTTGCGCCTCCGCCACCACCGGCACGATCTGGCCGGTGGCCGGAGGGGTGCTCCCAAAGAAGTTCTGGAAGACGCTCATCTTGATGTCGGCCTGCTTCGACTTCCCGGTGATCTTGCCCTGGGCCCGGAAGACGGCCTCGGCGAACTGGTTCTGGCCGTAGACCTCCTTGGCGGTAAAGGCGAACTCGACGCTGCCCTCCTGGAGCACCCCGCACTTTATGGGGTTGGGGACCGCGGGCGAGACGACCGGGGGGATGAAATACATGTTGCCGGTGCCAAACCAATAGACCTTAGCCATGTTTCAACTCCTTTTAGCTTTATTTACCAATTGCCAGTTCCCTGGAAGATCAGTAATCAGTGATCAGTGGCCAGTGATCAGTAAAGGCAAAAGCAAAGATAGTGATCAGTTATCAGTGGCCAGTGGCCAGTAAAGGCAAAAAGCAAAAACCTGATTACTGATTACTAATTACTGATTACTGATTACTGATTACTGATTACTGTTTACTGTTTACTGCTTACTGCCTTTGTCATCCTCCCAAAACCACGATTTCCACCGGGATCAGGACGGCGGCCTGGCCGTCCACCTCTCCCAGGGCCTTCAAGATCCTGCCGTCGATGCGGCAGTGGTAGACCAGGCCGCCCAGGGTCTGGCGCTCCTGGGCCGGGCCGGGGGCCAGGGCGGCGCACACCGCGTCGATCAGGGGGTTGATCACCGGCCCCGGCGGCTCGTCCTCGGGGATGCGGGCGTAAAAGCCCAGGTCCACATAGATGAAGTAAAGGGGAGGGCCGCCCTCCACCTGGTACTTGACGGTCTCGCCGGTCCCCTCCTCCTGGAAGAGGGCGGGCTGCTCGTCGGGGGTGACGTCCTTGGCCCAGCGGGCCCGGCGGCTGACGGTGACGAAGCCGGTTGCCGCGCTCACGAGGGCAAAGAGCGCCTCCATGATTGCTTCTCTATTCATGCTTCATAGCTCCCGGTTCCCAGTTATCAGTAATCAGTAATCAGTAATCAGTAACCAGTAATCAGTAATCAGGTTTTTGCTTTTTGCCTTTACTGGCCACTGGCCACTGATCACTGATAACTTTCTTTTGCCTTTGCCTTTACTGATCACTGGCCACTGATCACTGATAACTTTCTTTTGACTTTGCCTTTACTGATAACTGGCCACTGATCACTGATCACTGGTCTCTCACTGATCACTGGCCACTGATCACTGATCACTATCCTTTAATCCCCTCTGCCACCGCGGCCTGGATGGCCGCCAGGATTCTATCCCGGCTTTCCCTCAGGCTGGAGCGCAGGAAGGAGCGCTCCGGCATGCGCGAGCCCGGGTGGTGCACCAGCTTGCGGATGATGGTGTCGCCGCCCATCTGGAAGGCCAGGGCCTTGGCGTTTTTGGCCTCGATGATATGGGCCCGGGTCTGGCCGCCGTATTCGTGGATGGCGGCGTAGACCAGGTTGGTGCCCACGCTGGCGCTGAGGTCCCCGGTCATGGCGTAATTGGTTCTGCGCCTGAGCGTCCCGGTGATGTTGCGCAGTACCTGGCCGGAGAGCTTCTGCTCCTTGACGTAGGCGGTGAGGGCGATGGCCTCTGCCTCCACCGCGGCGCGCACCAGGCCGGTCACCCGGTCCGGGATGGCCCCCAGGCTGGCGATGACCGCCTCATCCCCGATGATTTCCGCGCGGATCATAAGTCAGTTTCCAGTGGTCAGTGGCCAGTGGCCAGTAATTAGTGATCAGTGATCAGTGATCAGTGGCCAGTGATCAGTAAAGGCAAAACTGATTACTGATTACTGATTACTGTTTACTGTTT